CAACCGAAGCTTCAAGCAGCAAAGCAGTTTATCAAGCTAAAATTAATAATTTAATTACCAATTTTGACGGATACGACTACTTTTTATATTTCGATTCAGAATCGAAAAGCTGGCCTAAATCAAACTCAACCCCACCATATACTCTGTACTCTACAGGGTCAACCCAAGTACTAAACTGGTATAGCTCTCAACTATCGACTGCTTCTCTATACGATGAAGGGAATCAGAATTACATCTATAACATATACCCCCAGTACATAGTAGAAGACTCTGATAACGACCAATTTAAATTCTTCAACGAAATGGTCGCTCAGATGTTTGACCAGATTTGGTTATACACTCAAGCAATTGAAAATAGACAAGACGGTGATAACAGACTATCAGAGGGTATTTCAATCGACTTAGCAGCTGATGCATTAAGATCATACGGTATTACTTTGTATGAAAGTAATTTCTCAAATAGCGATCTATACACAACCTATCTAGGTATTAACCCAGCAGGAGGAACCTTACCCCCAACAGGCAGTGAGTTAATCACAACATATGTTACTGCTTCAGCGGAAACAACTCCATTTAACGATGCTCAGAAGTTAATCTACAAAAGATTATACCACAACTTACCTTACCTCCTAAAAAAGAAAGGCACTGTTGCAGGTCTACAGTTATTAATTGATTGCTTCGGTGTTCCAGATACCTTGCTTAGAATCTACGAATATGGAGGAAAAGATAAGAATCTAAATACCTGGGATCAATGGCAAAACTCTTTTGATTATAACTTCTACACTAGCGGGTCAACCTACATATCATCTTCTTGGGCATTAAATACTTCCTGGAATGCATTAGACGATGTACCGCAGACAGTTGAATTTAGATTCAAAACAAACGGATTACCTCAAAGCACAAGTAGTATACTTTCTCAAAGTTTATGGAGTACTACCGACGGAGTCGGCAGTGGAGTGGGTGTAGTATTAAGATACAACGGTTCCGGGTATAGTAGCGGATCCTACTCAGGATCAGTAGTTAACCCATACCAAACATATGCGTACCTAGACTTCTATCCAGATATCACCGATGTATCTTCAACAGCAAGTATATACCTCCCATTCTTTGATGGAGGATGGTGGTCTGTAATGGTTAATAAAAATAATGGTGGTAGTTCAACAACCTTCAACTTAGTAGCAAAAAATAAAATATACACAGGCGGGGATGGAAACCTTCTAGGGTTTCAAGCATCATCTTCAATCGTTGAAAATGATGGAATTTGGAATTCAACACAAATCTCATATCTTGCCACATCCTCAATATTAGCTCCTGCTTTTACAGGATCGTTACAAGAATGGAGATATTACAGCACACAAATAAGCCAGAGTAGCTTTGATGCATACGTAATGAATCCTTCTTCAATTGAAGAGAGTGCTTTCTTAAACTTTAGAGCAACCCTTGGAGGAGAATTGTACACTGGATCTAGATCTGTACATCCTAAAGTAGCTGGCACTCAAGTAACAACTTCTTCTTTTTCTTCGACAAGTAACTTTTATTATAGTAATACTCCTATTTTTATACCAAACAACGAAGTTATTTTCTACGACCAGGTATTAGGAGGTGTTAAGAATATAATATCACAAAAAATAAAATTAGGTGGATCAACAGTTTACGGTAAGACATTATCCGGATTAACCTCACTACAGCAAAACTACCCTGCATCTCAAAGCTACACGAACGATGTTAATTATATGGAGGTTGGTTTTTCACCAGCTAACGAAATTAACGAGGATATTAACTCTCAGTTCGGATATATTAATATCGGAGAGTATATCGGAGATCCAAGATTTGTATCACAATCTTCCTATTCCTATCCAGAGCTAGCAACAGTAAGTAGTGACTACTTTAAAAAGTACGGTAGTTCTTATGACTTACAAGACTATTTTAGACTAATTAAATACTTTGATAACTCCTTATTCAAAATGATTAAGGATTTTATTCCTGCTAGAACTTCTGCAGCAACCGGTGCAATTGTTAAGCAGCATTTATTAGAAAGAAACAGACAAAGACCTGCTCAAGTAGATTATACTCAACCAGAATACACCGGATCATTTACATCTCTAGCAAGAGACTATCAAACAGGGTCTATCGAGGTATTTACAGGCGGTCCTGGAGGATCAGTTGATGCATGGTTGAATATATCACAATCATGGTCTTCTTCTATAAACACTAAGGCAGGTATTGTAAATACTATTCAATCATCAGAGTATGAATTCTACAACGGAGAATATTCTGGTTCAAGTATAGAGTGTCAACTTTCATACTCACTAAATACAACCCCGTTGCTGAACAACGTATCTTCAAGCAGATTATCTACATTCTACGAAGACATAGATTATAGTAGTGATGCATTTAATCCAGTTAACCTATTGTATATTCAATCCGGTTCTGCATCTTTAGCAGCAGTTCAAGATTCAAATTATGCAACAACTAGTTCTTGGTGTCAACTGAGATACGAAGGCTCTGCTAATACAGGTAATTACAATACGTCAATTAATTTTGCATCAGAATCTCAAGCACCTGGTTACCCAGTCGATAAATTCACTAACTACTTTGCAAGATTCTCTTACGATACTTCCTCAGATCCAGAATACCCAGAAGGAGGGATGTTTAAGTTAGTTGAGTTGGTTAATATTGATGGAACTAGAATTCCATTAACCGGAGATAACAGCTACTTATCTTTCGTGTCAGAAATTTTTAAAGCAGGAAAGGCAGTAACAGCTTACGGTAGGGATGTTAGTACGGTAAAAACTACTACAGGTTTAACAGTAGTAGAAGGAGGAGCTTATTACCAAACTATGATACTAAGGTCCGGAAGTTCCCTTGTAGGTATTCAAGTAGGGTGGAGCAACGGAAGCAACACAGGTCACGCCGGTACCTTTATTAGCTCCAGTATTACAACACTTACAGATAGTGCAAGCTTCGGAGATTCCGGTTTTATATACGTGCTTCAAAACAATACATCACCAACATACGGAAAAATGGTATACATATATCCAGGTACTGGTTATCAAGTATACAACAAAACAACTGGGGAGTATGCAATAGAAGGTGTAGCAGGTAGAGATTTCAAAGTCTTCTATGAAGATACTTATTTCCCGCTTCAATACGGAGACTTTATAAGATTTGGAAATACAGGCTCTTATAGTTACACTAACACAGGGTCGTTAGATGGAACATTCACTGGAGCCGGCGTTTACTATATAAAAAGTATAACCACTGGATCAGACTTCACATTAACAGGAAGCTTGGAAATTGTACCTACATTAACAGGAGAAGCAGCAAAGTTAGTTATACCCTCCGCAGCAGATAATCAAAATTATAGAATTATAAGAAGAGTATCTAACGAAACCTGGGTAACAACTAATTTTAATGCAAACATGAATGTAGATCCAACAATAGGAGGATTGTTAGTACCGCAAGATTTTAATCCTGCCTACGATCCAATTAGTGTTGCCAGACAGGCAGGAATAGAACTTTAAAAACATATATTTATAATAAATCATGGGATACTTAAATAATACCGCAGTCACAGTTGATGCAATCCTAACCGCAAAAGGGAGAGAATTACTTGCCCGCGGTGACGGTTCTTTTAGAATTACACAATTTGCATTGTCAGACGACGAAATCGATTACACTCTGTATAATCCAAATCAACCATCAGGTTCAGCTTTCTACGGGGAAGCTATTGAAAATATGCCACTACTAGAAGCATTTCCTGATGAAACTCAAATTATGAAGTATAAGTTAGTAACTCTTCCTAGAGGTACTGCTAGAATGCCAGTATTGGATATTGGATATTCTTCAATTACTATTAAACAAGGTGCAAGCTTGGCAATCACTCCTCAGACTTTGAATTACTTATCTCAGACATCTTTATTCGAATCTTCTGGATATACATTCACAATTTCTGATGTAAGATTATTTAACACCTTTACTGGATTAGGAATTAACACTCCTGATGTTCAAGCTTTAAACCAAAGCACTACAATTGGTACTAACGTATCTAAGACAGTAGTAGGAACAACCTTAAACTTAAGTGCAACAACAGTTAATACTTTATTTGGAGGAAATACTGCTCTAACAGCTACTCTACAAGTAGTAGGTAGAGATTCAGGAGCAAGATTGCAAATTCCAGTTACTGTTACTAAAAACAACTAATACGAAACATGTCATTTAAAAGATTAGATCCCGAAGATTTTCTAGTAAGTGTTGATTCAATAACAGCTACTGCCTGGTCTACCAACTCACCAACTCTAAGTACATTCTTCACTTCTTCAGTATCAAGTACTAACGATAGCTATTACAAGAACGTATACCAAACTGCTTCTACTTTAAGTAATGCAGCAGTTCAGTTTGCAATTGCTTACGGTAACCAGTATGGATCTGGAAGTGCAAACTTCAACGATTTAGTACCCGGAGTATCTCCTACAAGAACAGTTTACGGTCAATACCGTAACTTAGTTTACGGAGATGAAAACGCTCAATTTATTTTTGGAACAGTAACAGCTTCCGACTTCTGGGCAATTTCTATAGACAGAGCAAGGTACAAAGAGCATCTATTAAAAGGTACTTTTAATTTAACCTTATCAGGTTCCGGTATCGGCTCCTTAAAACTAACAGACAACTCTGGGATGGTATCTACCGATACCTACTTAGATTGCGGTAGAGTATATCAAATTATTTCCGGTTCTAATGGAGTTGCTAACACTAGCGTTAATTCTAACGGTTACTCTGCAAGTTCAGGATCTTACGGATTATTCCTACCCGATATCGCAACAATTATTCTTAACCCGTTAGCATTATCACAATCTATCAACCTTGCACCTTCAAGATCTTCAGATATAGACGGATTCAATATCGGCAGGTTATTTACAGCTATTTCAGGTGCTGCTTCATTCCAAGTTAATAGTGAAGAATCAGTAACATCCGATTACGTATTTGTTAGAGCAAGAAACTCTGAATTTAACTACTCAGAAAATCCTTCTTTCATTTCAGGATCAACAGGAGATGTTATCTTCAGTACATTCATTAACTCTCCACAGACTTACGTTACGACTGTAGGATTCTACAACGATACTAATGAATTACTTGCTGTAGCTAAATTATCAAAACCGTTAACAAAAGATTTTACAAAAGAAGCTCTAGTTAGAGTTAAGCTTGATTTCTAAAATGAATGACTGCGTTCAAACAACTACTAGCATCCGACATTATAGTCACTCCATTTGAGGTGAATAAAGCCTTCCGGTTTACCGGAGCGGCTGAACTCACTGGATCTACTGTTGGCATTGATAGATTTCTAGGACAAAACATTCAAGGTCTTTTTAGTTTAAACGAAGCTACAACAGGACAAGTAGCAACAGAGTATAAGAGACTTGTCTACAATTCTGCTAAAGAATTATACTATTCAAATTATTTAAGCTCAAGTTATGGATCCCCAGTATCGGTACCGTTCACTATACCTGGCTCTGATTCATCTGGAGATGTTTTAGTAGGTCCAACAAGTTCTGCAGGTAGGTATGAAAACTACTTAGAGACAACTTTAGCATACGAAAGGTATTTTCCAACTGCTTCTGATGCAATCATCGGAGTAATTTCAATACCAACTAAGCTATACGGAGATATAATTCAACCAGGTTCTTTTATTATCTCAGCTGAATCTGGAAGTATTACAGATGATGGGAATGGAAACTTATACTTTACGTTAGATGGAGAATACTGCGGTAATATCATATACCAACACGGGTTAGTTATTTTAACTAAAGATAACCAAGCAGGAGGTCCTTATTACGGTAGTGCAGTTTATGGAACAGATGTTTACGGAGCCGATGCGAATCCATTTATCGAGAATATAATATTATCCCCTAACGTTACTTGTTCATTCTCAAGTTCATTTACAATATTTGAAACCCAATACAAGTGCACTTTTAATCCTTCAGAATTTAACTTCTCACTAAACCCATCCTTGATTTCAGGATCAGCAGAAGGAACAGTTTATGATTTTGTAACAGGGTCTTATTTTAACCCGTATGTTACTACAGTCGGATTATATAATGAAGCTCAAGACTTAATTGCAGTAGCTAAATTAGCAAAACCTCTACCAAGTAATAACGTAACAGATACAACAATATTAATTAACATCGATAGATAAAATATGCCCAATTGGTTTTACGAAAATAAAGAAGTTACAGAAGAATATCAATTTAATGAAAAAGCAGTCGGATTTGTTTATATGATAACAAATATTGAGACTGGTAAGTTTTACATTGGAAGAAAGATATTCACTAATACGATTACTAAGAAACTCACCAAGAAAGAAATTTCTGAGCAGTCCGGTCCAGGAAGAAAGCCTACTAAGAAAAAAGTAAGTAAAGAATCTAACTGGAGAGAGTATTGGGGTTCCTGTAAACCTTTGCTTGCAGAAGTAAAGGAGATCGGAGAAGATAAGTTTAAAAGGGAAATTTTAAAGTTGTGTTTTTCTAAAAAACAACTAACTTACTATGAAATTGCTTATCAATGCAAATATGATGTACTTGAAACAAATTCATACAACGACAACATTATGTCCAGAATTTTCCGAAAAGACTTGCACTTACCCGATTAAAATCGTATATTTGATTAATGGTAAATCATCTACTAGTAAGTCTAGTAAATAGTGTAATCGGGGCAGGTAAGCCAACGTCTGGAGATAATTACTCCTATACGTGTCCTTTCTGTAATCACTATAAACCAAAATTAGAGATTAACTTCAAAGAGAATGAGGAGGGTATTCATCATTGGCATTGCTGGGTTTGCAATAAGAAAGGAAAGAAGTTAGTTAGTCTATTTAAAGCAGTATCTGCCCCGGACCATAAAGTTCAAGAGCTTAAGAACTACGTTAAGATCTCCTACCAAGAAGAGCATGGAGTTAAAGTAGAAGCTCTAGCCTTACCTAAAGAATACAAACCTCTACATGATGCTAACACTTCAGAAGTTACTGTACGCCAGGCATTACGTTACTTAAAAGAAAGAGGGATTAATTCAACAGATATTAGAAGGTATAGTCTAGGATACTGTGAATCAGGTCGTTACAAGGATATGATTATTATTCCAAGTTATGATGAGAATAATACTCTAAATTATTTTGTAGGACGTAACTTCGGTCCCGGAGATATAAAGTATAAGAATCCTCAAGCATCTAAAAATATCGTTCCGTTCGAACTAACCATCAACTGGGATAGCCCAATCGTATTATGCGAAGGTACTTTTGATGCAATGGCAATCAAACGTAATGCAATTCCATTATTAGGAAAGATTTTACCTGAAAAGCTTATGAAGAAGATTGTATCTTCTAATGTTAAACAGGTTTTTATTGCATTAGATAATGACGCATTAAAGCAGGCAATTAACTACTGTGAAACCTTATTAAACCACGGAAAAGAAGTATTCTTAGTAGACTTAGATCAAAAAGATCCATCCGAGCTAGGTTTTACCGAATTTACTAAATTATTACATAAAAGCACTCCTCTAACATTCAGAACGTTAATGGAGAAAAAATTTCAATTATGATAGAAAAAAACGAAAACGTTAACAGCAAACGAGTTAAGAGATTAATACATCCGGATTCAACTGCCCGTC